ACAACCCGAAAACGACGCCGAATATTACCGACGAATCCTCGAAATCTACAAGAACAACCCAGACCCGCTGTTCTGCCACAATTGCGGGCAACGCTTCAAATACATCGGCCAAGACCAACTAGCATACAAGCACCAAAGCAACCGTGCCGACATCCTACGCACGCTCAAACTCAAAGCGGAAACGCAACCAACGTTCGACTTGGCGGAGGTTAACCAATGACCGGCGAACCATTCTCGTTCAGCCTGTTCATTCCCGGCATCCCTGCCAGTAAAGGCTCCTACCGGCCAATCACCGGCAGGAGCCGAACCACAGGCAAACCCGTCACCCGCCTCATACCGATGGACAAGAAGGAACGCCCGTGGCGCGACCACGTGCGCGACACCATCCTCAGCCACAAACACCCAACCATCCCACCCAACTCATACATCAAAATAGAAACCACGTTCTACCTGCCACGCCCCAAAACCATCCCACCCCACAAACGCAAACACCCCACAGTCAAACCCGATATAGACAAACTCCAACGCGCCCTATACGACGCCATCACCGAAACACACATCTGGCATGATGACTGTCAGATAACCGACGTAACCAGCCACAAACGATACGCCGACAACACCACCACCGGCGTATCCCTCACGATCACATGGAAACCAAACCAATGAAACCAAAAAAACCCGAAATCGACTACTTCCGCAACACCACACCCGGCTACAAGCTAGGCCGCATTCTCGGCGTCCTACTCATCACCCTAGCCGTCCTGCTCATCATCACCGGCACTATCGCCCTACTCAAACTCCTGATAACCTACATCCTCGCGTAAGGAACCATCATGCCCCTCAGCCAACACAAAACCGAACTAGCCCTCCAATGGCACCGCAAACACTACAACACCGAATACATCGCCCAACTACTCAACACCACCCCAGAAGAAATACAAACCATCATCGACCAACACCAACAACAAACTAAACCCAAGAAAGCATAAAATACCCCTTATGAGCAACGTAACCAGAGACGCCCACGGACGAATAACCGGAGGCGTCAACAACCCAACCGGTAAAGGCGGATTCCAAGAACGCCCACAAGACCGCAGTCGTAAATGGACAAAACGCGGCAGCGTGAAATACAACCTTCAGCAATTCCTTGAACTCACGAACGAGGAACTGGCGGAATGGGTGCAGCGTATGGACGAACTGACCCAAGCCGAACAGATCGCCCTACGCCGTGTTCTTGAATCAAAGAAAAACGGTGAGAAAGCGTTCCGCGCCTATCAGGACATTGCCAACCGTACCGAGGGGATGCCCCGCCAGCAGGTTGACCAGACGGTGCAGATGTACGAGCCGCCTACAATCAATGTCACGGTGAAGTGAACAAACCCGAGCCTATTATTCTCAATAAGGCTCGGGGCCCCTCGGGTGAAGACCAGCCTATTGAGAATCGCGCGCACATTATGGAACAAAACGGAACATTCAACCTCGTAATCCCCAAAGCATACGAAGACCTACTGTTCTTCCTCCATGACCGTGACAATCCACCATACCGCTACTACGACTACAGCGGAGGCCGTTCAAGCGCGAAAAGCACCAGCGTAGCCCTAGCCCTAGCACTCGAAGCCAGCATGTACCCCACCCGCATCCTATGCACCCGCGAATTCCAGAACAGCATTCAGGAAAGCGTCAAACAGCTCCTAGCCGACATCATCAGCCGCTATCAGCTTCCCGGGTTCACCATCACCCGCGAACAGATAACACACGTCAACGGAAGCGTGTTCTGGTTCAAAGGCTTGCACGAAGACCCGGAAAGCACGCTGAAAGGCATCGAAGGCGTAGACCGGTGCTGGATTGAGGAAGCCCAGTTCATCACCGACCATAGCTTAGACGTGTTGCTGCCGACCATTCGAAAGAACGGCAGCACCATTATCTTCACCCGTAACCCCCTAACCCCGGAGGATGCGATAACCACACGTTTCGTCACCCACCCAAGCCAGCTCACCCAACAGCGCACCACCCACCATCACACCACATGGCGGGACGCCGAACAAGCCGGAATACTCCCGGAAGAGATTCTGCGACAGGTCGAGGAATCACGAAACAACCCAGACTTCGCCCACATCTGGGAAGGAATGCCCTACGAGAAAACAATCAACCAGATCATAAGCTGGCAGCAACTCACAGACGCGACCGAACGCCAACCTCAAACAGAGGGCGGCGTAAGCTTCGGCGTTGACGTGGCCCGATACGGAGCCGACCGAACCGCCGTAGCCATCGTAAAGGGACGCCACCTAGTAGACCTCGTGAGCTGGAGCAAGACCAGTCTCGTCGAAACAGCGGAACGCATAATCACGCTTGCCGGGACACATCATCCAAGCATCATCAACGTGGACGATACCGGCGTGGGCGGAGGAGTAACGGATATTCTCCGCAGCCGAAACCAACCCGTGAACGGCGTCAACTTCGGAGCCAAGCCCAAGCATCCCGACCGCTATCCGGCAGTCAGTTCGGAATTATGGTTCGAGTTTGCCGAACAGCTTTCGGAAATCACCATCAACCCGAATCTGGAACACCGAGCCGAACTGTTTCAGGAACTCAGCACCCGTGAATGGGCAATCAACAACAGAAACCTACGCGAAGTGCAGCGGAAGAAAGACTACAAAACAGAGAATCAGACTGGTAGCCCCGATCTAGCGGATAGCGTCCTTCTCGCCTACTACAAGCCGCTCCAACTCCCATCGTGGGACGTTGCTGTTTGCTAGGTTTATGCGTTGCACCCGGTAGACTAGACGCAGGGTCTTATGACGAATCGAGGAAAAGTGAGCCTGCTGAACAATCTCCGTGAAGGTTTTATGAGCGCGTTCGACCGTAACCATGCGCCCAGTATGTCCCCCACACCGATGGGCGGGAACATTTGGCAGCCGATGGGCGGCAACACCATTCCACTGCACGACACCTACGACAACGTGTTTCCCTACGTGAACGCTATCGCACAACGGTTCAGCACGGTAATCCCCTACGCCGTGGACTCGGACAACCGGCGTATCGAACCGGCTCCCGCACCATTGGCCGCGCTCTACGCGCCCAACGACACGTATTCATGCTTGGAGTTTCTCAAGATTGTTTGCGCCACCATCCTCACCCAGTCACACTTGGATATTCTTATCTGGACAACTAACGGGCCGGGCGGCGATATTACAGCCGACAACATCATCGGATATACGCTGTTACCGTCGAACAGCCGCCAGTACAATTCTTCTCGCTCGGACTGGTATCATCGCGTTACGATGGACTTGGGCGACGGCGAACGAGTCTACGAATTTTCCCGGGACGAAACAATCGCTCTCAGCTACAGCCAGCATCCGAACGACCCGACGCGCGGCATCGCTCCAGCCATGACGGTGAAGAAGTGGGCGAACGTGGACGATATGATCGCCGACTATGAGCGTGGTTTCTTCGGCAACAACGCGGTACCCGCTGGAATGCTCGGCATCGTGTCGGAGAACACCGAGGACTTCCAACGCAACCGCGACCGCCTCGAAAGCACATTCCGTGGCGCGGGCAACAACAACGGCATCGTTTATAACATGATTCCGGTTGACCCTATGACCCATAAGCCCAGCACCACAAGCAAACTGGTGTGGGTGCCATTCCAGAACGCCAACGATACGCTGGACTTGCAGACCGTGAACGACGTGGTAAACAACCGATTGTCGAACGCGCTCGCTGTCCCGGACATTATTCGCGGCATCGACAACGGGCAAACCTACGCCAACGCCGAACAAGCCGAACGCGCGTTTATCGAAAACACGTTGAAGCCGCTGTGTATGACGGTGTGGGATAAATGGCAGTTCGAACTTGACCGCATCACTGGCGGACTTGGGTATGGCATCACGTTCGCCCTCGATCTACCGTCCCAGACCGACATGGAGAAGGTACAGGCCGACACCCAGAAGGTACGTATTGACTCGCTTATCCAGCTCCTGAACATGGGTGCCAGTCTGGAATCTGCCGTGGACGCGCTCGGACTCCCCGACTCGTACAAGCGCCTTGACTTGCATCAGCAGGCTCCGACGCTGACTATCCCAATAGCTGCAAAACGGTATAGCCGTAATATCAAACCGCAGGAAACGGCAACCGAGAAACGCATCCTGCCCGCCACCAGAACCTACGTGAACAGAGTCATCCGCATGGCCCGCCGCTCCCAGAACGGATTACGCGACGATCTGGAAGCCATCGGCGACCAGTGGATAAACGACGTGGAAGATGACCTGATGACCAACCTCGCCGCCTACGCCCGCCGTACCGGCTACGAATTGGAGCAGGTCATTACCGTGTGGGCGGAACTCCATCCGGAAAGCTCCATTGCCGTGGAAATCGGGAACTATACGGCAGATGATTGGCGGCAACTCTACTTCTGGATTGAACTCCCCGCCACTGTGTATGAAGCGTATCTAGACCACTTGCGTAGTGTCGCCAAGTCTACCAGCAAGACCATCACGAACAACGTCCTTGAACTGTTGAACCGTGCCGACGTGGAACAGTGGGACGCCGAACGCCTGCGTGACGAGCTCGAACGCATGGGCAACGATCACGCCGAACTGATTGCCCGATGTGAAACCGTGCAATCGCAACGGCTCGGCAGTCTCTACAGTGCCCGCAATCTCAGCGAAACGCTCGGCGTCCGACTGGACAAAGTATGGCGTACCAGCGGAGACGAAAAAGTGTGCGAGTTCTGCCGTCACATGGAAGGCAAGCGAATCTCATTAGATGACACGTATCTGGCTGAGAACGCCAGCGTCGAGATCGGAGACCGCACCTACGTGAACAATTTCGAGAGTATGCAGACCCCGAACGGACACCCCAACTGCCGGTGCTACGAGGATTACGAGGTGGTGGAATCATGACGTATGACATCCATTGCAAACACTGCGGACGGTATCTAGGTTTCTGCGCCCGTGACACGATGGTGACGCTCAAATGCCCGAACTGCAAAGGTTTGGATGTGTATCGCATCGTGCTACTATGGGGGTCAGAACATTAAGCCCATTAAGGACGTTCGACCGCACCACTAACCCCCTATTTGAAAGGGCCAAAATGAAGACTCGTAAGAGCTTCGCTAACAGCGGTGCCCCAGAAACCAATGGCCGTATCCTCACCTTCCTTGCCAACAGCGGAAAAGTGATGTGCGACGGACTCACCGTAGATTTGAAGACACTGAAAGCGCCGTTAATCGACGGCACTCTGAAACTGGTGTCCGATCTCACCGAGTCCGACAAACTATCCCTTCCGCTTCTGGTCGACCACATGCCGAGTATCGAATGCCAAGCGGGTGCAATCACCCGACTTTGGATGACCGATGATGGGATGATGGCCGAAGCGAAACTCAGCGAGGTAGATCAAGGCGAACGTATCCGCCAGCTTGCCGCCGACGGATGCCTGACCAACAGTTTCAGCATCACCGTTGAATTCAACCAGCGTCCCGGCAAGGACGGTATCATCCACGATGGCGAACTACTGGAAATCAGCGTCGTCTATCGTGGGGCCGACCCAAGGGCCACTTTCACCGCAATCAACAGCCGCAATAACAAGAATGGAGACACCATGAACCCGGAACTCCTGAAGAAACTGGCGCGTACCATCGCCCAGTTCAAACTCACGCCGGACGAGGCGGAACAGCTCACCGATTCCATCGGTGACATCATGCAGTCCGCTCTCGATGACATCACCGCTGCCATCACCAACCAGAAGGAAGGCGAGGGCGAGGGCGAGGGCGAGGGCACCCCGGAACCGGAAGAACCCGTGCAGACTTCCAACGGACGCAAGACCATCATCATCAACAAAGCCAACCACGCCGCCCACCAGTCGGGTACCGTGAAGTTCTCCCACGACCGTAAGACGTGGCTTGACTCCGACGACGCCATGATCGCGTTCGAGCGCGCCCTCATTGCGTCCGATAACAAGGGTGTCGAAGCGTTCCACCGTGAGTGGGCTGACACCGTGAACCGTAACATGTCGGACACCGCATCGTTCGGCGTTGACACCACCAACGTGGACAAGTTCATCCCGACCGTGGCAATCACCACAATCGCGGACGCGCTGAACACGCGCGGTTCCGGCCTGTGGAATCTGCTGCGCAAAACCGGTATGGATCGTCTCACCATCGGCGGCAACATTACTGGTCTGACTGATCAGACCCGTGCCCACGGCTACCCGGTGGCCTCCTACGGCACGAAGAAGAAGGAACAGGTGCTTTCGTTCGTGAAGCGTGAGCTTCAGGCCGACTACACCTACAAGTACATCACGCTGAACAAGGGCGATATCCGCCGCACTCAGCGTCCGGGCGCTCTGCTCCGCTACGTGCTTCAGGAACTCCCGAACTACATCGTCCAGACCATCGAACGTCAGATCACGCTCGGCGGCTACACGGACATGGCGCATTTCCGTTCGGTTGTGACCGACGCAGCAGACAAGTCGTCCGAGTGGAAGGGCAACCGTTTCGCGCTCTCCTACACCATGACAGATGACACTCCGCTGATGGACTTCGTGCGTGCCTCCCACATGGTTCGCGCTCAGGGCAACAAGGTGCTGCTGTGCAACGCTGACACCGTGGCCGATCTGCTGATGTCCGCGAACTCGAACGGGAATACGTACATTGCTCTCGGCGGTGACGATACTCTGGCCCGCGCCCTCGGCGTTAACCAGATCATTACCCCGGAATGGTGGACGGACACGGACGACACCACCACTATGGGCGTCATCATGGCCGCGTCCCACTACGCTGTGGTTGGCGATACCTCCATCGAGGCTTTCACCAACTTTGCGCTGTCGACCAACACCAACGAGTATCTTCAGGAGATTTACGCTGGTGGAGGTCTGGACGCGGAGAAGTCCGCCGTGGTCATCAAGCCGAAGGGCGAGTGAGGTGATCTGCCATGACGATGAAACAGGTTCGATTCGTTAAGGCGGACTCTCGTAACCCGGTTCAGGACATCGCCGAACTAGCGGTGTTCGACGCTTCGGGTAATCCCGTTGACCCTCCGACCTCCCTTGCTGATGGCAGCGTGACAACCGCGAAGCTGGCTAACAATGCTGTCACTTCCGCTAAGATTCAGGATGGCAGTATTACCGGCACTGACCTTGCCAACAATACCGTAACCGCAGGCAAAATCGCGAGAGACGTTCTGCCGACCAACGCGACCAAGGAAAAGGCTGGTCTGGTCAAGCAGGCCGCGCACGTTAACGACCCGGCTGGCGAAACTCCGACTAAAACCGAGTTCATCGCGCTCCGTGACGCCTTGATCGCAGCCGGGCAAATGGCGTCCGCCTGACACGCTACCCTAAACAGTAGCGGGACTGCACCGCAAAGGCCCTATCTCCTACAATGGGAGGTAGGGCCTAACTCATTTTCAGAAGGAGCGATCATGGACATCGACGCAAGCGTAATCGATCAAGTGGGAGAGACGATCTACGCGCGATGGAAGGACGCCGCGCTCGCAGACCTCGCCAACATCATATGCCAAAAAGACCTATTCCCGATTACGGATGATTACGTGGGAATCATCGTAGGAGATGGCCGCCACATAGCGTTACTGGCATGGTATTCGGATGTGACCAACGTGCAGACCACCGACGGTGTGAAGCTCGATTTTCGCGTGAACTACGATATGGGCGACGGGTGGACGCCCGAAACCAAATACGCCAACTGCCTGACAATCGCGCAATGTCTTAATGTCGGCACGGCAATAACCGTGACCGGAACGCACGGGTTCGCCAAGCTCCCCGCCCCATTATCTTCAGTATTGGCGGCTGTCATCGAGGCAGACCAGAACGTTCTTGAACAGACAGACCGCATCACGTCCAAGAGCATCGAGGATGTGAGCGTGAGCTACGCAACGATCAACGAGACGGTTATGGAACGCGCGTTGACCCCGTACCAGTCGCTTATCAGTCAGTGGAGCCTATGCCGGAACGGAGTTCAGACTGGTGGCATTCTCTCCATGCCTCGCAAGCATCATCAATTACCGTGGTGGCTCAACGCTCAAGATTACATGGGGGGTGACTACGCTTATGGCAACGCTCTGTGACCCGTTCCGCTTGTTCCCTAACCAAGTCCAGACAGCGACGCTTTGGCGGTACACGGCTCCCGGTCTGCCTAACGAACAACTGGCCGACTTGCAGGTGATTGTGAAGCATTCAACCCAGTCCGACCAGCCGACCGAATACGGTTCGCGTATCAGCAGCCGACGCTTCCATATTCAAACAGACACGGTTCCCGAGAACTTGCGGGAAAACATGGAACTATGGCCCGATCTCATGGTGGAATTGTCCGATGGCAGAGTGTACCAAGTCACGCAAGCCAGTCGCGGCGACGATATGGACATGGGTGAGACCCGATTCATCACCGTGTACGGGAACCCGTATGGCAGGGACAGCATATGAGCTACCGCCTACAGTTGTCCGCTACTTGGGCGCGCAAACTCTCCACCCAACAGTTGAACAAGGGCGGAGTGAGAATGATGACGGACATTCTCAAGATGGCCCGTCAGAACGCTCCAGTACTCACCGGCGCTTTGCGTAACAGTGGCCGTTTCCAGCAACTCTCTACGTTGAAGTGGCGTATCACGTTCGGAAACGGTCGCGTGCCTTACGCTTATATCAGAGAGTATAAGAACCGGTTGCACCCGAACACGAGACTTTACTTATACAGGGCCGCGACTACTGCCTCCAGCCGTGCCAAATCGTACTTCAACCTAGGATAGGAGCAACATTATGATTGATCTGGCCATGTGCATGACCCTCCAAAACGAAGGTTTCGGTACTTACGGAAAGACTTTGTTTTTCGGCACCAGCCCAGTACTGGACACGGGCAGCGTCACGAACGCAGAGGGCATTTGGGTCAACGCGAACACCGTGGACATCAACGGCGACCTCTACACCGATCAGCTCACTATCAGTAGCCGATACTTCGACGTGATAGAACAAGGCCATCTAATGCTCCGGTTATTACGTTTTATCAACAATCGACTGCATAAGTATTGCCGACTGACCTGTAACCCCATTGCTGATATAGACTTTGTATCAATCCGCGTGCATCCTGCGACCGCCATCGACATGGACGCCATCGACGGTGAAGGTCGCTGGGTGAAAAGCATCCGGTTCAACGTGGATTACAAACTCGACCCGGCAACGGTAGAATAGGAACCGTCCATTAGTCGCCGCGTGTGCAGTCCCGCCCGACGAAAGGACAAACAATGGCTTCCTACCCCCTTATTGGCAAGAAGACAGTCTACATCGACGATATGGTGATCTCCCCCGACTACGTTCAGGATGAAGCTGGCACCATTACCCTGACTCCCGGCACTACCGAGGTGTCCTCGCAGTCCGGCACTATCAACGTACCGAATGGCTCATACGAGGAAATGAGTTTCGAGCTGAACATTATCTGTCCGAGCGTCCGCTACCTCGGTATGCTGTTCCCGGAACTGTACCATAATGCGGAGTTCAAGCGCGTTATCTCCGGTTCGCTGTCCGAGACGGGTCAGGTGCGTTTCGGCGGCACCGAATGTGTTTCCAACACTCCGCGTGACATCATTATCCATAACGTGTGCGATGGCCATTCATCGGCGCAGGACTTCCGTATCCCGCAGGCGCTAACCAGCGCGGGCGGCGAGTTCACCGTGAGCCTGTCCGACCCGTTCGTGGTCACACTGTCCGGCTCGATGACTCCCGGTGCGAACGGTGCCGTGGTCATGGGCGAACTTGATCTGGATACCCCGTCGTACTACGACGAGGATTCCGGCACCATCAAGACGGAGAACGTTAAGGTCACCGCGCTTACCGCGTCCCCGGCGAACATCTCGGGCAGTGTCGGCGATCATGTGACTGTGAATGTGATGGCGTCTCCGAATGGTGCGACTGGTACCATCACCGCCACCGTAGCTGAAACCGCTAAGGCTTCCGCTACTGACAACGGGGACGGAACTTGGGACATTCAGTTGAATCAGGCCGGTACTGGTACCGTCACGTTCAAGGATGGCGATGTTCAGACCGTGGTTAACTTTAATGTCGCCGTTGCGTGAGCATAAGTAACGCCCGCCACCAGAATTTTAGTGGTAGCGGGCGCAGGAGAGAAAAGGTCCCGAGAAAAGCAACATGATTCATAATATCGCACGATTGGAGCAAATATAATGACTACCCCTGTTTTGAGCATCGACACCCGAGAAGCGTTCCGCACCCTCACTGTGAAAATCGACGGCACCGTGTACACCATGCGCCCGCTCGGCTCTAAGGATATGCTCACGATCTTGGATAATGCGGAGACGATTGACAAGCTGAGCGCTGGTGTGGCTAACCGTGAGACTTTGGAAACCGCTGAAAAGATTATCTTCCCGTTGGTTGAATCGCTTATGAGTCCAGTCGATAAATTCTCCGTGTGGGCTGAACAGACCCGTAAGCGTAGCGACCTTGCCTATCAGCGTGCCATGACCGCGTTGTGCGGGCTTATGGCGAAGAACATCACGGTTGACATCAAAGGAGAATAATGAAGTCGTGGGATAGCCTGCTTACTCCCGCCGAGCTGGAGGCGATGAAGAGTTACAAACAGAAGGAGGCGGCTCGCAAGCCGCTTCCGAGCGTTCATATCCTCGCCGAGCTTGGTGACTTGTATGGGTGGCAGGCTATCCGCGACGTGTTGGAAAACAACGTGTCTCCTTCCCTGATGATGAAACTGCTCAGGGAAGGACGCCGTATCCGACGGCGGCGACTGGCGGAACAATATCTCATGACGTTCGATTGCATTACCGCCGCGTTCAGCAAGCATGGCGACCGCAATATTAACAAGATTATCGAAAAACTCGGGAAGGACGTGTGATGGCAGACTCGACACTGACCCTAGACGCCGAGATTAACACCGGCGATTGGAACGCTGGCGTAAAGGATATTCAATCGGGTAGCCGTCAGATCGAAGAGTCGGCGCGACATGCTGATGAAGCGTTTGGGAACGTTGATAAATCTTCAAGCAAGTCTTCCAGCGGGTTAGGGAAGTTCGGTGCCGCCGCCGGTGCCGTTGGCGGTCTTGTTTCCTCGGGTATCGGTATGGCTGTGGACGCCATCGGTGATCTTACCGGAGACATTATCGAAGCCTCCGACTCTGCGGACAAGTTCAAAAGCACGCTGAACTTCGCAGGACTGGATACGGGTACGATTGACGCGCTCACCGCCAGCACTCAGACTTACGCCGACCAGACTGTTTACAGCATCAGCGATATTCGCAACGTGACCGCACAGCTTGCCGCGAACGGAGTACAGGGCTTCGACAAACTGGCCGAAGCCGCTGGTAACTTGAACGCTGTCGCGGGCGGTAACGCGCAAACGTTCAGCTCGGTGGGCATGGTGCTTACGCAGACCGCTGGCGCTGGCAAGCTCACCACAGAAAACTGGAACCAGCTAGCCGACGCCATTCCCGGTGCGTCGGGCAAGCTTCAAGAGGCGATGCTGAAGAACGGCTCTTACACTGGGAACTTCCGCGACGCGATGGAGAAGGGCGAGATCAGCGCGGAGGAATTCAACCAAGCCATAATGGACTTGGGTATGACGGACGTCGCGAAGGAAGCCGCTACCAGCACCAGCACTATTGAAGGTGCGATGGGTAATTTGGAAGCGTCCGTGGTTGGTGTGGGTACGACGATTCTTGACCAGTTCAAAGGCCCGTTGACCTCCGGTATAAGCATGTTGGCGCAAGACATCAGCGGACTTAGCGGCGTGTTTACGGGACTGGTGCAGACTATCGGCCCGATTCTCTCACAAATCGGCACAACGTTCCAGACAGCGTTTCAACCAGTTGTGGGAATGGTGCAATCTCAGTTGCTTCCGGCACTCAAGCCGCTTATGAGTGCCTTACAGAATATCGGCAATGCCATCATGCCTGCAATCCAGCCCATCGCATCAGGGTTAGCTACCGTGGCGAGCATCATCGTGCAAACTATGAGTGTCATCTCAACTGCCGTAACGCCGGTGATTAATAACATCGCCTCGTCGATTCAGACGGTGCTTCCGGCACTCCAGCCGCTAATGAGTGCTTTACAGAATCTCGGTAATGCCATCATGCCTATTATCACGGCCGCAATCCAAACCATTGCACCAGTGTTGTCTACCTTGGTGAGCAACATCGGGCAAACTATGAGCGTCATCGCGACTGCTGTAACGCCGGTGATTAATAACATCGCTGCGTTGATTCAGGCCGTGCTACCCGCCATCCAATCAGCGTTCCAAATCTGGGGCACTTACATTCAAGGCGTCATCAACGCGGTTTTCCCATTCATCCAAACGGTTATCACATCCGTTATGAACGTTATCAACGCGATAATCACCACCGTATTGGCAGCGATTAACGGTGATTGGTCTGGGGTATGGGAAGGAATCAAGAATATCGCTTCCAGCGTCTGGAACGGTATCCAAAGTATCGTTTCCGGTGCCATCAATGCAGTGTCAGGCATCATCTCAAGCGTGCTGAACGGTATCAGCGGTATTTTCAGCAGTGTATGGAACGGCATCAAGGGAGCCGTAAGCAGCGCATGGAGTGGTATTACCAGTACTGTCAGCAATGGCGTAAGCTCGATGATGAATTTCATCACCAGTATCCCAAGCCGTATCATGGGCGTGTTCAGCGGAGCCGGGTCATGGTTGCTGAGTGCAGGCCAGAACATTATTCAAGGTCTGATTAACGGCATCACGAACGCTATCGGCGGTGCCATCTCAGCAGTCAAAGACGCTGTTGGCGGTATCATCGACGGTGCCAAGAGCCTGCTGGGTATCGCGTCCCCGTCGAAGGTGTTCGATCGTGAGATCGGTCGGATGATTCCTGCTGGTCTTGGCCGTGGCGTATCGGAGAACGAGCGTGCGGCCACTCGTCCGGTGGAAGACATGGTGAATTCTCTTCTGCCGTCGTCCATCGTGACGCCCATGCCGGTAGTGTCTAGCCCGGTGCCTGTGAACATGAACAGTGGCCCGCGTGTGAGCGCACCTATCACGGTGAACGCGCTTGACCCGAACGCGGCCGCTCAAGAGACTGTGAGGGTGATTAATTTTCATTACGTGTGACAAGCCGCGCGGGTAGACTGAGGGCATGGCTATCTTTACCCTTGACCCGCGCGACGTTCGTCTGACCCTGAACGAGTTCCCCTTGTACGGAATCGACTCATACGGGTGTGAGTGGCACGTAACGTTTCAGAACGTTTCGGGATTGTTCGACGGTGTTGGTTCGACCTTGCAGACCAAGGACAAAGCATGGTCTGATGGCTGGTTTAGCAATATTCCAGTGGCTCAGGGTCGCTCGATCAGTGTCGAGGGTCATATTATCGGCAAATGTACGGAAAACTGCATCAACGCTTGGGATGCGTTCAAACGTTCGTTTAATATCACCAGTCAGTCGCTTGTCGTGGAGTTGGGGAACATCAGCCGTCAGGTGCAGGTCATGCAATCGTCTTCCGCTCCATTGGTGGAGTGGGCTGGTGTGAACATTCTTAAATTCAGTATCGGGTTGACCGCTTTGGACCCGTACCTTTACGATACACAGTCAGTGAACGGAAACACCGGGTTGCCGCACACTCAGGGCGGTATGACGTTCCCTTATCATTTCGAGGACATCGATACTGACAGTGAATCAACGTGGGTGTGGTCTGAAACAACCGTGTCGGGTAGCGTGCGCCTTACTAATACGGGTAGTGCTCCGAGTCCGGTGACTATTCGTATCGATGGGCCTGTGGTCAATCCGCAGGTTGAGCATAGTCCGAGCGGGCATATCATGGCGTTCGATCTCAGTTTGGGTGAGGGTCATTACATTCTTATCAACGGTGCCACTCATGAGATTCTTATCGATGGCTCCGATCCGGCACGTGGCAGTGTGACGCGACGCGAATGGAGTTACGCGGAGCTCGGTGAGAATATTTGGATGTTCAGCGCCGAGGAACCATCTGATAACGCACGGATGACGGTCACGTTCAACCCGGCTTACATCTAAGGAGGTTCTGGATGCCTTTTATTTCTAACCGATTGCCGCAGTCGAACGGCTTATATTCGGATACGGCGCGTGTGTTGTGGCAGCGTTCCGGATTGCAGTTCGTCGCCGTCACGTTGAACGACGGCACGGTGATAGCCGAACTCCCAGACCTGCAATTAACCCACTTGACGTATCGTTTCGAGGAAACAACCAGCGAGACGGCCACGCTCCCGTGGCGCAATGCTCCCCGCAATTGGGATGAAGCCACCACACCGTATCAGGTCGCCATACTCCTGTTGCGCGAATCTACCGTCCTGTGGGGCGGTATCGTGGTCAAACGCGAGCGTGCAATGCGCGGAGACGGATTAACGCTTACGTTGGCAACCGTCGAACACTATCTCGATAACGTGTACGTACAGGGTCATACGTACACGAATCGTGACCAGTGTGAGATTGTGGAAGACCTTGTGCACACCACGCTTAAAAACCACCGTTTCAATCTCGTTGTCGAAGCGTCCCCGAGTAAGATCAAACGCGACCGCACATATGAAGCCGAAAGCGACAAAACACTGCTAAGTGCACTGCAAGAACTTGCGAACGTTTTGAATGGGCCGGAATGGTGTACATCATGGCGTGCCATCAATGACGGGCATTATGAGCCTGTGATGACGGTAGCCGACCGTATAGGGTCCACCACTCCAAGCACGACGTTCGACGAAAGCGTTATGACCACGTTCGCTCTGCTGGAGGATTACACGAACGGGTACGGTGCTAACGCGGTAATGGCTGTGAGTACGGCTGACGCTGGAGACCGTCCGCAATCCGATTGGATGATCGCAAACCAGCCCAACCGGCCCATGTTGGAACACATATTCCAGCCGTCAACCAGCATTACGAACAAGGCGACGCTGAACGAACACGCCAAGTCCTCGTTGTTGCAGATGCAGAACGGTACCCAGACCATCACTATGGGCTTGAGTCTGCTTTCCGCTCCAATGGTGTATGAGGAGTGGAAGCCGGGCGACCTCATATCGTGGACAGTGGAAGAAGACGCCGAGCATTTCCCCGACCATAATCACGGTACCGCCCGTATCATCGGATACGAGATAGATTTTAGTCAGGCGTGGACCATCACACCTATATTGCAGCAGGAGGACACGAATGCCGAGCAAATTCAAGTTCAGTCTAGATAGCGCGGACGCTACAGCACGCCAGTTCTCGGACATTAAACGCCAGTTGCAGGAACTGCCGCCGAGCATCGTCAACAGCGTTAAACCTATGATCGATCAGATCACGAAAATGTATGAGGAAGTGCAGACGCTGACGAACAATCTTGACCAGCGTGTGCAGGAAAGCATCACTCGCAACAGCTATACCCGTGCCGAGATTGACGTTAAAACTCAGACGTGGAACTGGGGTGTATTGGCTCCCAATCGTGGTGGTACTGGTATCGCCAACGCTTATAACAATGTGTTTGCGTCAGGCTCTTGGCGCGCGGTGTGGGTGTTGTCTAACGGCACTATGGGCACGGCTCAGTCGATTCGTGCAGTGAAGACCGATATCGTGGACGCGGATGACTACATTTCCGTTGCCGCTCTCCGCAAGGTGAAGTGGTGCGTATATCGGATGAAGGATGACAAGAACCAGAATCTTGATGACGCGCAGCCGTTGGTCGGCATGATCGCCGACGATCTGGATGAAAACGGATTGGGGTTCTTCTGCGAATACGATGAAGACGGCACGCTGGTAGGTATCAACTACCCCATGCTTGGTGTGGCGGCGCTCCGACTCGCTCAACAGGTAGCGGATGAATTGGACGCGCTCAAAGCTAAGGTTGATGCTCTATCCACTGACAAAGATAAAATGGTCGTAGACGATTCGGAGGAATGATTATGGCTATTATCATGCACCCGCTTACCGCGAAAAACGGTTCCCCGGAGTATACGGCGGACGATTACAGGCACGCCATCAATCCTCTGTTGCTGCCGTCCGATGGTAGCGCGTTCAACGGGTTGTCGGGCATTCGTTACGGTTCTCCGAGTCCTCTGGTCACGGTGAGCGGCCTGACTGCTACGGTCAAGCCTCATTGCGGTACCATCAGCCCGTGGGATGGGCTCGGCGCGTACACTTACGCCATTACTACCAATACGACGGTGCAACTGGCGGACTCCACCAACGATTACAAGATCGCGGTTACGGTGGAAGACCCGTCACAGTCTCACGGTACGACTCCGCGCGGCCAGCTCAAGGTATTCACGGCGGGTACGCCTGACTCGAATATCGACGGTCTTGTGATCGCCAAGGTTAACGCCGGTGTCGTGTCCGACGTGGCTCCGATAATTCGTAATAACGCAATCCTGATGGCGCGTGATCTTGAACAGCTTAACACTATTGCCGCGATGGACGGGCAGGAGGCTGTGACGATGGTCGATAATGCCCATTATGTCAGAAACAATGGAACGTGGGCTTCTTCACAGTTATTTGACTCGTCGGACACGTTCAAAACCGTCGGATACTCGAATTCTAAAAAATGGTATGAATTTACGTTCTCGTCCCACGCCACATCGTTCGGAAGCGCTCAAAACGTGGAATTGGCGAAGTTCGGAGACATAAACTGCTGCCATATTCTGCACGGTGGATGGTACATGCTTAGCGCATTCCTTAACGTCAAGTATGATCATTCAGACGCTCCTACGGTGTGGTTTCGACGGTACTCCGGAAACAAATGGACCAAGTATATCGACACTCATGTTATATTCGCAAAGAATGATTGGAACGGATATACGGAAATCAGCATTCCGACCGTGGTCTACAATATCCCGGATAACACTGTTATTTCGTTGGGTATTGGGGATAATTACGTTTCGGCTGTCGGCCGTTTTACGGAGTTCACCGTAATTAGGATTAACCGGAACCTGTAATCTCGTTATAGCGGCATACCGCCCTCTGCTCGCACTTCGATATTCTCCGGAATCGGAACGACGAAGATCACCAATGGGCGGAACACGTCATTGGGTGTCATATACGGGCCTACTGAAGTTGTGCCGTGGTAGTTACCATCCAAAGTTAATCCACATCTCCCAGTTGCCGTTCTTCACATGATAAACGAACATTATCCCATGTCCCATGAGAATTATCGTCACGGTCTAAAATAGAGACTATGACTGATATTCTCACTGCAATCATCGGTGTAGGCGGCGTGGCACTCGGAGGACTCATAACATGGGTATCCAACCGACGGTCAGACCTGACCAGCGCATATCAGGCACTGGTCTCCGCTCAAGGGGAGATGAAACGGCAGATTGACGCGCAAGACCAGAAGATAGACGCGCTAATCAAGAATCGTGATGCGTTGCAATACACGATTGATCTTGAGACTGGCTATATTCGCGCGTTGGGGCATTGGCTGTCGAAGTTCTGCGAACTTATCGATCCTGAATTTTTGGAGAATCATCCTAAACCGTCGTTGCCTGATGATCTACGCGACCGTATTGCGTCGCTTGAGGAACTGGCCGGAGATAATGACTAGCTTAGTCTGTTTATGAACATGGTACCTTTTCCACGCATGTTGCCGGAGACGTCATTGTTCGTGAAAATCCATATCTTCGTATTCGTCTGAGTGATTCTCAGCACCGTGGTCAAATTCAATCGGGTGAACCCGTTCCCTCCTGTTAATTGTTCGCTCACAAGAGGGCCTAAATTCGTTACGCCACTGCTGACACCGATATTGAGGTTCAGCCATCCGGCGTTACTCGACAATGGCAGCGGAAGGTAGACGGAGTAATCGCCTACGGGTAGGTTAGTTACGTTCGCTCCGTTCCTATCGTCCACGATGGGTACACCGTCGAAATCGTTATGAGTAAGCGTCATACGCATTAGCGTCATGCCGTTATTGACTTGCAATTGCCCGTCTGATCTAGTGCAAGTTATTACAGCGTATGGGTGGATCACGACGTTCTTCTGTTTCCACGTTCCGTCGCTTTGTATATAATGGGCATTATCGGTGATAATAATATCGATTCGTTTTTGATGATAAAATGATCCTATGAGACGTTTCAAACGGTGCATGATCATTATCATGTCGCTCTCCGTCGTCTCGTTGATAGTCCACGTCCTGATAACGGCCTACGCCGTTTTATGCATGGCGTGGCTGTTCTTCTACATAATCAGCTTATAAAAGGAGTTTCAATGGCTTTGAACGGTATCGACATCAGCAATTGGCAGGCTGGTATAGACCTGTCTGCCGTACCGTGTGATTTCGTCATCAGCAAGGCGACGGAAGGATGCTGGTACGTTTCAGCGGATTGCGCTCGGCAGGTGGAACAGGCGTTGAGTCTGGGAAAGTGCGTGGGCGTATACCATTACGCCAACGGTGGTAACGCCGTCTCCGAAGCTGACTTTTTTGTGAACAATTGCGCGAATTGGGTCGGCAAGGTCGTATGGTGCTTGGACTGGGAGCAACAGGGTAACGGACTGGTCGGGTCTGGCGCGTCTGCTCAGCAGTGGATTAGGTCGTTCTGTGATCGCGTGTACGAGCGTACAGGCTCCCAACCTATCGTCTACGTGGGAGCGTCCATGCTTAACGATGCTCAGAATATTGGTGATCGTGGATTGTGGGTAGCTCAGTACGCGAATATGGACGCTACTGGGTATCAGGATACGCCGTGGAACGAGGGTGCGTATGCGTGCGCTATCCGCCAGTATTCGGGCAATGGTCGTCTGCCCGGATATTCAGGCAGTCTTGACCTTGACAAGTTCTATGGTGATGTTGACGCTTGGAATGCGTATAAGGCTGGTCATTCGAGTGTGACCAACGTGCCGACCCCTTCCGCTCCTGCTCCGTCTACTCCCGCGTCTGGCACGTACATCGTGCGCTCTGGTGACACGTTGAGTGGTATCGCGTCGATGTATGGGACTAGCTGGCAGGTGCTGGCGCAGATTAATAATCTGTCTGACCCGAATCTGATTTATCCGGGTCAGGTGCTGAATATCAATGGCACTGCCAATACGGTTCAGTCCGGTAGCGGCACGTATACGGTGCAGTCGGGGGACACGCTGAGTGGTATCGCCGCCAAGTACGGGGCTTCGTGGCAGACTCTCCAGCAGCTTAACGGCATTGCCGACCCGAATCTGATTTATCCGGGTCAGGTGCTGAAACTGCCGGGCGGAGCACCGTCACCGTCCGTTACACCGTCACCGTCCGTTACGACGTACACTATCCAGCCCGGTGACACATTGAGTGGTATCGCCGCCCAGTACGGTACCAGTGTCTCCAATCTGGTGGCGTTGAACGGTATCGCCAACCCTGACGTGATCTACGCTGGTCAGACAATCCGCATCAAGTAGACTATTCGATAGGAGGTTTGTTATGAGCATTAATACTGGTGAGCCGACCACTGAAACAGCGGTCACCAATGATAATTACGTGCCGACGTTCAACGCAGCGACTCGTAAGTGGGCGTATCTTGTTTCCGGACTGGTTGGTATCGCCGGTGCGGTGCTGAGTTTCGTGAGCGCCGTGCCGGACGTGCCGTCATGGGTGGCCGTGATGGGTGGCGCTTGCGCTCTGGTCGGCTCCGGCGTGGCAGGAATGTTCGGCGTCCACTACGCAGGCATCTCCAAGTGAGGTAATGATGACAATTGCATCCGACTTGTTCCGCCAAGGAGCATAACCAATGTTCGAAACATTCCAAACCATCATCAACGCCGGAGGCTACGACCTCGCAGACCTCACCCAGCGCATCAAGACCATGTATGCGATGAGCGAACTCACCGAGGAGGAGATGAAACAGCTTCTCGAACAGGCGCAGACGAACGCCAAGCCCGACGATTCCTACGCTCCGTTGGCCGACCGCGTGAAGGCCATCGAGGAATGGGAGACAACCATCGAAGAGCGTTTAAGCAAGCTGGAATCCGGCTCATCGACCAACCCCGGCGACCCCGAGGAACCAGCCGACGAATGGCCGGAATACAAGCAGCCGACCGGCGCGCACGACGCCTATCACGTAGGCGACAAAATCACCTACAACGGGAAACACTACGCGTGCGTAATGGACGGGTGCGTGTGGACTCCAGACGCTTACCCGCAGGGGTGGCGTGAGGAAGCGTGAGCCACATCAGCATCGAACCCGCCGAAACGTTCAACGAAAACCCTACGGCCTACACCGGAGGAACCATACCATTGCCCCGAGCCGCCGAAAAATACTTGGAGGAACCGGAAGTGACACGTCTAGCCATCGCAGGCGGCGCATACCTGCCACTGCTCGCGCTCATCATCATATTCAATCATGGTGCGCACAGGCATTGATTTTTTCGTAATCTACACTGGCACCTCCAAGTGATAGACTGGGGTTGCTCCTTTCGAGCGATGGTGTGATGACCGATTGAATAAGCCCGGCACTGGTCTTGACGACTGGTACCGGGCTATTCTTTTTAGTTGTTCAAGAGGAATTCTCGATTTCGGTATTCGCTGAACACTGGTATTTCTTCTGGGTGATCGTTGTAGGCGCTTACCAGCCAGCCATTTTCGTATGATTCCTTTGGGTGGGCGTGGATGCGTGCGTGACATCCCATCGTGCCCGACCCACACACGGTAATGAGATTGCTTGGCAGGTTCAACCCTTCCCAAGTGTGGGAGCGCATACGCCTGTGGTGCAGGTTGAAAGCGGAGGAGCTCAACGTTCTCCCGCAGATGAAGCATCTGCCGTGGTCTCAGTGGAACACTTTCATACGGGTTTCGATATCAGGGTCTGTTTTGCTCACTCGGATACTCTTTCGCAGTGGAAGAAGTACAAGGTTATCGGGGAGACGAGTTTGAAGAAATATTGTCTATCGGTGTCTGTCTTGCATTCATGAATGGCCGTGATCTTAACGCCTTCAACGCTGCCCAGAACGACGTAGAGTTTGAGGAACGCTTTGGCGTCTTTAATCCCGATTTGGCCGAACGTGAGTTCCTGTCCGAGTCCTTGGGTGTCGATGATTTCTTGTGCTTGTGGGGTTTTCTGTAAGAGGTTGATGATCGAGGTCAGATAGTTGATGGTGTTCATTGTTGCTCCTTTGGTGTGATGATGATTGGATTAATGGTACAGGTTTTTTAGACTATGTTCTAGTCTTTGGTCAGGATGTCATAGCCGAGGTGTTCGGCCAACCGCAACCGGTATTGCTTCTGTGGTTTACGGCGTCCGGTTTCCCACATGGCTATTACGTTTGGGCTGGCGACGCCGATTCGTTCGGCTAGTTCAGCTTGTGAATATCCGTGGCGTAGACGCCAGTATTTGATGCACTGGCCGATGGTCACCCTGTCGCGGATAGTCGCGTAGTCAACTGGGATGTTGCCGATGTTCTGTCGTGTGAAGAACTGGCCGGTCTGGCTGTCCTGTTCCACGGTGACTTCTTGGCCGTTGATTACGGTTTTGATTTTGTTTTGCTTGCGCATGTTTCACCTCCATACGATGTGTGATATATAGATCATATCATATTGTTTCTGTTTCGCCAAACAGCTCACTAATGGCTTCGCGCCCATCGTCAGTCAGCGCGAACCGCCAGCAATGACGATGCCGACTGTTCACACCATCCCTATCGACACGGCGCACATGCCCGGAACGCTCAAGCTCGATCATGCGCGTCCTCAATCCCTGCGGAGTATCGTCATACTTCGCTAAAACCGCCATACGTTCGATTTCCTCATGGGTAAGAGGACGCTTCGCCACCCAAAGAATCAACAGCACATGAACCTGTTGTTTGCTGAACATTACGCCACCGCCGTTTCAGCCGAGTGGCGGAGGAACGCGGCCATGCCAGCGGCCACAATCCACCCGGCCACCCACTTGACTCCGAACCGTACCCGGTTTATCTTGGCTGACATAGCCCACACCGGGAGCGACACCCACGGGCTGAGACACCAGCCGCAATAGGCGAGTTCGTCGAGACTCCCCACGTAAGCCTTGGCCCACGTGGGGAGCGAGTTGGGCAGGTTCTCGGCCTTCACGATCAGCTTGCGACGGAGTGCTAAGAACACGTAGCCGGGGCCGGGAGAGAGCTGCACAACGGTAGTCGCGTATCCCGCCGTGATTCCAGCGGAAAGCACGGCAGTCCACCAATTGCCATCAGTCTTCATCGGTTTTCCTTTCCTCGTGGCGACGCCAGCAGTGATACCGCTTGTCGTAATCCGCGTACAGGTCTTCGTAGAGTTGTTTCGCCTCGTTGATGGCTTCGTCGTGGTCGAACCCGTGCTGTTGCAAGACGTATTGAGCGGCACCAATCCAAATGGAGCGGCGAACGTGTTGATACCAACGGTCAAACAGTTTGCCGCACACTTTGTCGTGCTTGTTGTCTCCGAGAAAGTCGGCAACGCTCTCCACCACGAACTTACGCAGAGTGTTTGCGGTGATATGGTTACGGTCGAACAGTTCCAGCACATCGCTGGTTAAAATGCTATTCTTCATTGGGTTCCTCCTCTTCTTCTGGTTCGTCATCGTCCACTAGATAATCGTCAAGGCTGATGTCTTGCGGTTCGAAGTAAAACAATCCGTTCAGCAAAATTATCGGGTAGCGCACGATTACGCCTTGATCTTTGGCGATTGTGCGTATCGCCCGGGCGGTGGGGCTGCCCGACGATACGATACGGAGCCTACGCCCCATCTGTTGGGCGTACACGCGGCACGTCATAAGATAAACGGCGCTCTGCCGCTTGCATGTGGGGCATCCGTCGAATAGTACGAACATGTCCGGGCTTTCCAAAATCGTTGCTGTCTTCATCAGAACGTCACCCCCAGAGCGTCGGCCAGCACATCGGAGATATGGAGCGTGGCCAACTGGCTACGCTTATGGTTCTCGATTTTTTCGGTGATGCCCTTGCGGTACACGGGGATGACCTGATGGCTTGCCTCTCCGACCACGCGCGGGTCGAACATCGAGAAATACAGGACTTCCAGCGAATCGCACACCACGAAGTACTGTAGCACCTGTGCTTTGTACTGGTCGGGGATGAAGTCGAAGCCGGTCGCCTTAGAGTCCAGAGTGTATTCGGGCAACACCTGTTCAATGACCTCGACCAGTTCAGGTTTGAGATTGGCGATATGAGACCTCATGGCGTCCGTGTGCATCATCCACGGTACGACGGTCTGCAAATGGTAGGCGGAGCCGAGCGACTTGCATTCGATGGCCCACGTCGGCTTCTCAGTGTTCTCGTAGGCGTCTGGACTGCACGCGATACGGTTGTCGTCGTCACTCTCCCAGATACCGCAATCGGGGACGCAATCGACGGGGTTGAAGCCAAGCGTTTTGAGGGTGATCTGGATATTCTCGGATTCGAGACGGTGGCCGCGTTCCATCGGAGGTTCACCGTCCGCTGGTTCTGCCCACAGTTCCGCTAGGAACTTCCAGAAGTCCACGCCGACCTTAAGCCGCTTGTTCTTGGCTTCGGCGTCCACGATCTTATCGTCGTAGTTCTGGGCCTTCGTGTAATACTCGTTGGCTTTGTCTGGCGTCTTCGCCTTCTTCGCTTGTTCCAACGCCTTGTCTCGGGACTCTTTAAGTTTTTCTACGTCGGTCTGAGCGTAGTGTTCCAAGGCGAGTCCGCCGCTTTTGGTGCCGGTGATACGGCCCACTCGTTCGTCGAGCCATGCCTCGGTTTCGTGGGCTTGCGATACATTGATGATCTTCATTGTGGTTGTCCTTTCGGTTGGGTGTGGGCGGGTGACGAGTCCCGCCCACAAGTATTTGTTATGCAAAGCGGGGAGCGTACTGGTGGATGACGGTGCGAATCTCCTTGAACAGATTCCACGCGGTCTCTTGGATGATGGACTCGGGGCCGTCGATGAAATCGATCGCTTCAGAGTATTCCACGCATCCGTCCGTGTAGATCGGATCGTCGGGTTCCGCCCACCAGAAGATAGAAAACAGAAAGACGTGGTTTTCCACTCTCTCAGTGTTCCCGCGCGTACCGGCTGATAACACGCTCCGCCTGTCTGAGGGCACGCGCCTGCAAGTCAAGCATAGGCTCGCCACGGAACGCCATGCTTGCATCATGACCATTAGCCATGTACCGGCGCATTTCGGACGGGGTGAAGAACCGGGCGGCGATATCCACGTTGTACACAAGAGCGCACCCGCCGTAACTGTATTCCCGCCAATTATCCGCGCCGTTCAGCAACAGCGCGCGACGCGATCCGAAGTGGTCGGGAAGAACCGTTTCGGGCATGTCGAGCGAATCAAGCAATGCCAGCGCGGTATCCTTCACGCCATGTCCCCATTTGCTGCGGGGCCTGAACTCGGCTTCGATATTCTTGTAGGTCTCATTAACGGTATACATTTTGACACTCCATTCCAGCCCCCCTTGGTAGAACAAGAGGGCTTATAAATCGGTTTGTTTTAAGCAAAACCCCAAAAGTGCGCCAACGCGAAATGCCACTTACATTCGGTTGACGGCGTTCATCAGACTGTTCAGGTCGGTTTGCGTGAGTCCATTCCATCCCCTGACCCGACGTTTCAGAGTGCCGTTGATGAAGTCTCCGCGCTCCGCAGATGTGATATTGTGCGCATCCATAGCCTTGACCAGATCGGCGTACTGTTCGGCGCTGATCGCACGGTCTGCGGTCTCGTAACGCTGCTTGGCATACGCTCCGTCGTCGTCCTTGTCGGGGAAGATGCCCAACACTGCGTAGAGACTATAGCGGCGGGCGTAGGTGATCGCGCTACCGACCTGCTGGGGGTCGCCGGTCACGAAGAACGGATAGGAGCAGACCACCATCTGGTCTGTATCATCGAAAATGATGGTTTCTACTGTTCCGATGGCCTGTCGCGTTTCTCCCGTGTTGTCGAACGTGACGCGCTGGCTGAATGCCAGACCGTACTTCTCGAAAACCGGTTTGATGGTTTTGAGTATCGTGGCAAGGTTGAGATACTTGTAAGTCCGGTTGCCTGCCTGCGCGGTTTCGTCGGTGACGAAGTTTGGGACTTCGTTGAGGACTTGCATGAACTTGTTACTGAGGTTATTGGTTGCCATTACATTGTTCCTTTCCGCTAGTAGTGTGATGATATAATCAGTATATCATATGTTGTTTGATATTGCAAGTTAAGAAAAAGGCGTCTCACCCCAGTCTTAAAAGACGGGGCTTGCGCCGCCAATTTCGGTCAGATTGGCCATGCCTCGCCGTTCGTCAGATACACATTATCCGCGTCATCGTTGTCGAACTGGGCACCCAAAAGCCCGTCCAGCATTGGCATCCCGCCGAGATTGTACGCCTCAACGAAGTATCCGAGGCGGTTCGGCTGGTTGCCTTCAAGCACGTACATGGTGCTCGCCCACTCGGTCTTTCCGTTACGTTCTTCATACTCCCGGAACGCTTGCTCGTACACGTCGGCGGCAACGTACCCGTAATCTCCGATACGCCATATCTCGTCAGTCTCGGTGTACGTGTCGAAGTCGCGGCATTCAGGAATCAGACGGTTGTCGATGCTGTGAATCATGTCGCGGGCCTGATCGAGAGTAATTTCCGTGGCGTTTCCCATTTCTGTTCCTCCTTTGCCTTGTCAGATGGTGCGGTATTCGATGCCGTCAACGTCGATATATACCTTTGCTACAGTGTGATGTGATTCCATCTGTGATCTCTGCTTAAAGGTTTCGTACAGCGGAGTGGAAAACCTTATAAAGCTTCCGCACTCCAGCATTTGTGCAGCCATCTGCTCCAGAGTCAGGTAGCGGTTCTCGTAGCAGAGCCAAGCGTATTCCTCCCATGTTTCGTTCCGAGCTTCCCGGATCAGCTTGGACAGTTTGCAGACTGGGATGTACCCGTAGAGTTCGTGATGGTAGTTGAAGCCGCACCGTTTGGGCTCCTGAGTCCAGTGGTCTTTGGCAAGGTGGATGACGCGCTGGATGCCGCCGCGAATAGTCTGGATATATGTCTCGTTCATTGTGTCCTCCTTGGGAATAATGCAAGCCTATTGGCTTGATATATTTATTATATCACATTGTGTCTTATGATGCAAACAAAAAAGGCCGGGACTCGCCCGGCCTGTAATCACTCTTCCTCGGCGTCTTTCCTCGCTATCTCGATGATCTTGGATACCGCAGCAGCCATATTCTTGATTCCGTTACGTGAAGCGAACGATGTCACCTGATGCACGAACTCGTCGTACAATTCCATAGGCACCAACCCGAGCATATCCGAGTTGCAATCATCCACGAACTGTTCAAGTTCTTCGTATTCGCGGGTCAGAAACAAAAACTCCACGTCCTTATACTCGTACTTCACATTCAAACCGTTCAGGTTGACTTGCTGCGGTTCGACGTGCGGTAGGCTGTCCTGATCGAGTCCGCTCAGCAACAAGTCGTCTACGTTGTCCATCTGAGTGACCAGCTGCGCCAACAGCTTTTCATCCGCGTGGCCGGTGAGTTCGTTGGAGGCAATCTGCTTCGCCGTTATGGTGGAACGTGTCATAGGCTTCGTGTCCACGATAACCGGGATACGTTGGATACCAGCACGCGCTGCGGCACGGGTACGATGATGGCCGGAAACAATACTTATCGGCCCTTCTCCGTTCGGTTGCGAACAGTACGGCAATGACTCCAACATCCCCCGTAGCTTGATGTTCTGGGTCAGAGCATCGAACTTACGCGGTTCCATGACCTGCGCGTTCAGGTCTTGTTCCTTGAGATTGACCACGTCAACCCACTTGATTACCAAACCGTCGGCTATGGTCATTTCTTGCGACGTGTCGACATCGGCCATTATTTCCTCCTGTTCTCCTTGGCTAGGAACTGTCCGAGAATGTTCCTTAAGCCGATCTCTTCGTGCCAATCGCTCTTATACTGCAATTGGTACTGTCCATTCTTACGGTCACGTCTGTCCAGTTTCATCAGTCCGCGAAGTCCCTTGGCTTCGGGATATCGCGTGTACTCAACGGTTGCCAGCCCATCGCACGCATCGACGAGTATCTGTGTCTTGGGCGTAGCGCAGAGCTGGAACGTGGAACGACGTAACGCTATCATCGTGACCAGCTTCGTAAGCCGATACCGTTCGTGGGATACCCCGAATGCTTGACGCAATACCGCGTAGCGAATCGTGTACATGGGATTTGGCAAACCATATCCGATGATCCCGGCAACGTAACCGTCGATTAGTACGAGAACACACATCGGGCTCACGTTTCCCGATATCCTATGCCGCATCACTTGCAGATACGAGTCTTGGGCCGCGCTATCGCGTAACGGTACGACCTTGATTTCGGAACGTTCGGTAATCTGATGATCTCTAGGCAATATCGGTATCGGTATCTCCGCCGATTTCGACGACGCCACAGTCACCATGTTCCCGCCGACAAGACGTTTGACCTCGTTCGGACGGTTGGAATTCATGTAAATCACACTGTCCAACCCCAGACGCCTAGCGTAGACCGGGCTATCAGTTGCGGCGTTTCCGGGCGTTTGCTGCTGCTGGCAGATCAGCAACGCCTTACGCCCATCGAACAGCTTACAGAGCTTGGGAATATCAACGGGAGCATTGAACACGTTGTATTCAGGTTCTTCCCATTGGAATCTCCCCCCGGTCTCGAAGAACTTTTCATAAGCTCCCGGATACGTAGGAGGATTGGCGAACACGATGGTGTGCGGGTCGTCCATAATGCGTTCCGCGTACTTCATCGGGTCGGTGGGCTCGTATCTCAGCCCACCAAGTCTGACCATATTCGCTGCGATTCGCTCCCGTAGCTGGCCGACGTGTTCCGAATCGTTGATGTCAAGATCAGCCAGAAGTTCACGGTAGTAATCGATATCGTCGTGCTTGCTGAGACGCATACGATATTGCGCCATGATTACGGTAGCCGCGTCATCCGCTGCGTTTCCTGAGAGCGAGACTGGTGAACCGTCAACGGTTGCCCGCATTTCGGTGAGAGGCGTCCCGCTATATGCATATCCGAGCGCTGCGGTGTACGCCCACACGTCGCATGCCTCGATTTGCTCCGGTTTCCAGCCGTTCTCCACGGCGACCATGCAGTTGGCGAAGGCTCCGGCGTACAGTTCGACGTATCGCGTATACCCTGACGCGGGTGCCTGCCTAAACAGATTCCCGTTCCAATCACGTTCGGGCTTATCCCAAGTGTTGAGGAACAATATGGACGGTGAGTTGAAACCTGCCATCAGACCGCCCCCCAAGAGTCGAACTTGGTGCCTCCCAATTCGAGATTGGGCGCTCTATCCGGTGAGCTAGGGGCGGAATAGCAACGGTCATTAGAATAGCACATTTTGGGCGGCCTCCAAACCTTTTTGTAATTCCTTGACTTCTTCACCGGTCTTTTCCTGCCACCATTGGGCGAAAATCGTTCGGTGGCACAAGCCTTTTCTTACGTCATCGAAGCATAGAAGCACGATGTTTTTACCTCCGTTGAGTTGCGATATCGTTTCAAGTTCCGTTCTGATGCGGGCGACCCCGTGTGAGTCCAGCATGGCACGATACCGTTCGGTGAATTCTTCGTCGGTTCCCTCCATGAACCATCGGCCCGGCGTCACTGTTTTCGCCGATGCTGCGATTGTGTATGGTAGCCGCCATCTGGGCGAACCGTACGTTATGCGTACCGGTATGCCTTGTGACGGGGTGAAGTCGTGGTATCGGTTTGTGTAGATCTTCATATGCACCCTTTCCATGCAATGTGTGATATAGATATTATATCACACTGTTGGTTCTTGTTGCAAATTGCCCACATTCTTAACTTCGTCTGGGAAGAATTCCATTTCCAAAGCCTCCACACCACCGGTGGCACCCCAATACGCACGCCTCGCACGCAGAACGGTCGCCACGTCGGCGGACATGGAATCGGGAAGCCTATGGGACATCCAATTCGACAGCTGCGCTTCGCTCCGCTGCTCCTGCTTCTGCGATCTCCAATTAACCGAGTTGGCCAGCCACATGGGCAGAGTCCGCACGTACTGCAATGGCGTACCCTCGCAGGATTTCACGAAGCGCTTCGCCGCTCTCATGAGCGTGTTGGCACCAACCTCGTCGTAAGCCGTATTGAAATACATGAGGAATTCGTTAGAGACCCTGCACTTCTTTGGCCACAACTCCATAAGCGACTTGAGGGTATCCACCGAATGGCAGGTGACTGTGATTTTTTCTTTGTCGCGCGAGTATTGTTCTTGGGTTTTGTTCTCTTGGGTATTGTTCGTCAAAACCTCGTTTTGGGGTGGGTCAAAAGCAGGTTTTGAGGGGTCAAAAGCAGGTTTTGGGGTCGGTTCAGGGTCATAACCCTGTTTTGGGGTGGGCTTCCACAGCGAGACGTGATACCGGTTGGCCCTGCCATCGGACTTGACCCGTCGAATGTACCCCAATTGTTCCAGCACGTTGAGGCTTTTGGATACCGTGGGCTGTGAGCAACGCGCGATCTTCGCCAGCCGCTCCAAGCTTGGCCAACATACGCCAGTGTTGTCGGCGTGACGTATCAGCGCCATATACACCAGCAGGTCGTAGGCACCCAACCGGTCATCATCCACCGCCCAATTCGGCAACATCGAAAAACCCGAGTTCTGTGTTATACTCGTATCGGACACGTTTCCGCCTTTCTGTTAGCGCCTCTCTTCCGTTCTTCCGTGGGGAGGCGCTTACTTTATTCCTGTTTCTATCTTATTTGATGTTGGTGCGCCCGGTTCCAGTGCGCATATATATATACATATTATATAGCTAGCACATGCTATTTGCAATCAAAAATAATCTGATGTATATTTGAATCATGTACGCTAAAGACTACACCGCAACGACGGAGCAGTACGCGGAACGCTGGCACCTCAACATCCAGACCGTCCGCAGATACTGCCGTGAGAAACGACTGCCATACATCAAGGTAGGCAACCGCTACTATTTCAACCCCGACATCACACCACTACCCATAGGAGCAACGATCAACGATGAATGACCCAAGAATCACACTGCCGATCGCACGCTTGGCGGCAGACCCCGAACGCAAACAGACCCGCAACGGCTCCCCCTACATGCTTATCCGAGTCGCCGCCACAGGCGGACACATGGACAAGACCACAAAACAGTGGGTAGACCACGACACCATGTGGGCGACCATATTCGAGTATGACCTGAGACTTGCGGAAACCTACGAACGCATGCTGCGCAAGGGCACACCTGTCCGCGTCGAAGGTGTCCTGAAATGGAAGACCGGCACCGACAACCAAGGGCAGCCGCGCACCGACTTCATCATCGAACACGCGACCATCAGCCTCGCCATGCTCAAGGCGAAGAACCAGCAGCCTCAGCAAACTCAGCAGTCCGGCAACCAGTGGACGGGAACCAACACGTTCGACCCGACCAGCTCGTTCAACCAGACCGGCGACGAATGGGGCGTGTACTAATGGCAGTGAACATGAGCCAGAAAGACCAGACACTCAACGAGATCATCAACTGGTGTGAGCAGCTAGAAGTGGAGGGACTGAGATTGGCGAGCGCTCTTCTAAGGCAGCATGACATGGACGCATACGGTGTCGTGATGGGACAAGTCAACGCATACGAAAATACAGCCGACCACTGCCGTTCCATGCTCGGCTATTCCGGCTCCATGCCGTCCGAGGTGCCGAATCAAAGCGAGGACGCGAAATGAGCAGAGCAATCCGATATGTAGAGTGCACCCACTGCGGCGAGACGGTGGGCACATATTACGTGACCTGCCCGTACTGCGGATACAGACTGGCTGTGCACAGTCTGCCACCAAGGGAGAAATGTGCGGACTGACCCAAGTCACCACCGATTGAAAGGAATTACCATGACCCGCTATCTCGTAGGGGACCAACAACTGCGTTACGCAATACACTCGGCCATAAGCGCTATGGACATTGACAAGCAAGATAAGAATTACATCATCGACTCAACTGTCAAAGTCTCCGATGAAGTCCTAGAATTATTGGCCTCATCGAAGACCACCGAATCGGAACAAACCGAGAATCCCAAACAGGATGCTGGCCGTGAAATCGATACGAGCGCGTACCCATTTATCCAACTAGAGGCAGACGAACTCGTCCGGATGATCTGTGACGCCTACCAAACCGGCGTATTTTCAGGAAAGGAGCAATCATGAAATTCACGAAACGCGCATACGTCAAAGTTTGGCAGAACTGCCCCATAGACGACCGCGAAGACACCACCATAACCCTCCTAGACTACGAGGACGCGAACGAGCTCAACAGCATCCCGGTAGCCCTGCTCTATCTGCTGGAACGTTATGCGTTCGTCAACAGCATGGAAGAATTCGATATCCTCGAACACTGCCTTACAGCCGAATCGTTCGACCTCATAGGCTTCGTCAAAACCTACCGGGACATGCTCAGCAAAACCGGCGACTTCTGGACACCCATGAAGTTTATCACCGCCAGTCCGAAACCCGTGGACGGGATTCCACCCGTCTCATACTGCCCACGTTGCGGAGCGTTGATCTGGCCGGACACCACACAGCGCTGCATCAACGGACAACCCGAAAACGACGCCGAATATTACCGACGAATCCTCGAAATCTACAAGAAAGATCGGAAGAGCGTCGTGT